TGATTCGCGGTTCCGTCAGATGTAGGTAGCGTGTACGGGGATGTTGTAGTGTTTGTAGAGCTACCGATAAAGAACTTCCCTGAAGGTAGGTTCGGAACGTCATTAGATCTGCCAGCGCCCATGATGATGCCAGAGATCTTGTTTCCGCTCGTGTTTACCTTGATGATGATGCCAAGGTTTTGGATGGCACTAGTCCCCGTAGGTTTTGTGGTTACCCAACCACCCGAAGCACCGAGGTAAACTGTCTGACCCTCTGAGTAAATAGATGCGTCAGGTACGTTTACGTTGTTGATGAAACCAAGCGCAATGCCAAGACCTTCTTCTTCGTCGTCGAGGTCTTGATCAAGAACGAAGTGAGCTGGATAATTCGTGGTCGCATCAGCCGCGATAACCTCGGCAAGGTTTCCGACAGATCCAGTTACATGGACAGGAGTCCCCTTGTAAAGCGCGCCGCCGCTAACGTTCTTTACGTTTTCTGAAATAGTCCTTGGGTGAGCGAAGGAAACTACGCCAGCTCCGTCTGTAGTTAATACTTGTCCATCATCACCGTCTGCGGCTGGAAGAGTGTATGCGCTCCACTTGGTGTCGTAATCAGTGGCGCTGTTCTTTTGAATGAACTGATTCTCAGAGCCTCCAACTATAAGCCCCTGACCATCAGCTCCAGCATCGCCCTTAGGGCCCTTCTCAGTAACAGTGATTGAAGATACCGCAGGAGTAGAAACGGTCACACCTGTAGAGGATGCAACCGTAATATCTACAGAGGAACTCTCTTGACTTGTTACCGTGATATCGCTCATCTAACCACGCTTGAGTTCATTCCTTCAGATACATCTCCGTTGACCCTGAAGCTTCCTCTAAGAATCGTTGTGTGCTCGTCGATGTTGGTTGTGGTGTTTGGCTTGATTTGCTGAAGGTCATACAGGTACAAACCTGGAGGAACGTCTCTCATCGTTGACGGCAGGGCCGTGACTGTGAGGTTGCCACTGTCGTCCACGGCAAAGGTCTCGAAGCTACTCTCCTGACCCTTCATATTTGTGGCACGGCTACCAATATCTCTCGTTCCGATAATTAGTCCGTCAGATCCTTTGAGGTTTGCAGATGATTGACTCTCTCTCACCTGCATCGAGAATCTGTATCCGCCTGTGGCGAGTGGCAGGGCAACGCCGTCAGAGTCTTTCAGTGTGAGCGTCAATGAAAACGTATCCCCTTGTCTGCAGGTGATGTCGAGCTTTTCGCTTACGTCTAGGTTTACTTTCTTAGCCATATCAGATCATAGGTTCGTTACCCTTTCTTTTATCGATAAGCCTTGACTGCTCTTCAGCCTGCTTCCTGACTCTATCGTCTTTCTTTGTTTCCTTGAAGACTTCAATCTTCTCCTTGAACTCCTGGTCGTCGGTCTTGAATCCGAGCGTAGCCTGAGCTCTGATGAGTTCGATCTCTCTTCTGTAAGTATGCCGCACCTCTTCGAGCTGCATCTCCATCTGAGTCTTGAGCTGCATCTTCTGCTGCTCCATCTCAAACTCCATCTGCATCCTCTGCTGCTCGGCTTGAGCTGCAGCCTGTGACGCCTGCTGAGCCTGCTGAGCTTGCATCTGAGAGTTCTGTTGCGCCTGCTCCTGCATCTCCTTCATGCGCTTTTTGCGACGCACGATAAGAAGTCTCTCTGCTTGGTTCACATCTTTAAGACTTCTGATAGCCATTGCATCCTCGAGATCAATCTCCCTTTGAGCAAGCGATGCCTGGATGTTTTGCTCCAAGTAAACCTTCTCTTGATCCTCCATGTCCTTCTGGACGGTGACACCAAAGTTGAACATCGGCAGGTCTGAGAATCCAGACAGTGCGTTCATGTTCTCGCTACCAATAGCATTCTTGTAGATCTCCATGAGGACCGAATCCGCAGGGATGATCTGAAGGCACTTCACGATGTCGTCACAAACCTGCTTGAAGAGAACGGTTGATGCGTTTGTGATATCGTACGTGGCGTTGTTACCTGCAGCGATAGCCTGTTGCTGTACACCAACCAGTGTGTCCCCCTTGGGCGTTGAAGCATCCATCATCTCGTTGATGCCCGTTGTGTCACGGATCATGTTGAGGTAGTGGTTGTACAACGTGATGAGCTCGTTGATGTTGCGGATGTTGTTGGGGATCTGCTGGATCGGTGGTCCCTGATAGCCCCCCTCTGCGTTCTTGCTTCTGTAGTAAAAGACACCCGTCTGCTCGTAGATGTCATGAAGCTCGAGTGGCTGCAACTCCCCACCCTTGCCAAGCTGTACGTTCTCAAGACCCTCGATGTCAATAATCAATCCATCAGGCTTTGCCTTGGCGATTGACTGCTGGATCTTGAGGTGTGTGATCTGAAGCATGTCGGCAAATCCAACGCAGCTCTCGACCATGCTCTTAGGCATCATGTCTCTGAGGTTGGTTGCCACGGCTGAGTAAGAGGTTCTAGCTCTTGTTACGTCGTGCATGTTTCTTGGCACATTCGTCTTCAACCCGTACCCGATCAAGTAGTCGCAGTGCATGACGAGCATGCCGCCGTAGACAGATGTTACCTCCATCTTGTGTGGTCTGCGCTCATACACACCCTTATTGGACTTCTCCTTGTACTCGTTGCCTTCGTAGTAGAAGCCAGTGTTTCCGTACTTGTTCTCCTTCTCCTCAAAGTACATACAGTCCACAGACAAGAACTCAAAGTCGAGAACGTCAACCATGAACTCCTCGTATCCGTAAACATTCCTACCCAAGGTGTCATCGTAGTGCACCTGGTTCATCTTGTTGTAGTCCCCTTGTGCACTCTTCGACTTCTTGGCAATCTCCTTGTACTGCTCTTCCGTCAACTCATCGCCAGCGATACGCTTGAGCTCCTGGATGGAGATGGTCTTGATGTGACCAGCGTATGTGATGTCAGTGAAGTTCGGGTCGTTTGTGTTGCTGTGGATGAACTTAACTGGGTCAACGTACTCAGTCTTAATGCCGTAGTTAGGATCATTAGATCTTTTTACAACAGCCATGCCGCAGGCCACGAGGTCCTGTACGCATCTTCTAAACACATTGTCGTTGAAGCTGTTCCACTCTAGGGTTAGGTTGGTGGCAACCTGGCCCGCAATCTCAGCGTCGGTCTTGATGTTCGTCTCGAGAAGAATCTCCGCCTCCTCTGTTGTGTCAGGTAGCTTGTCTGGATCCTGGTCGATTACCAAGCCTCCTGTCATCTCCTTCAGCTGAGCCAGCTGATCCTTCATCTGGACCTGATTCATGATCCTCTGCTTGTGCTCGTTCTTGGCAGAAGTAGAGATCGGATCAATAGCCTCCAGGTTGGGGTAAGGGTTACGTGACAGGATCTTGTTTACAACGATCCGAGCGAACTTTGGAAGGATTGGAACGGGGGTGTAGTCAAGGTTGACCAAAGACCCATCTCCGTTGTTGGGATCAAGTGAGGTTAGAATCTGCTTGTACACCGTAGTGTCCTGCACCCCATTTGCGTAATCTCTGTTCTTCTCAAATACCTTCGAGCGCCTCTTGTACAGGGACTGCTCGTCTTGAATCTTACCCCACTGATTCTCAATGGCCTTCGCGTACTTCATCCCGTAGTCCTTAGACATCTTCGTCTCCTTGGACGCTAATGGGTCTGGGAAGTTTTTAGAGTACTTCTTATTTTCGTTATACATTCCGCGAAGTCAAGGGTTGCATGCAGATGCAAATATAGTGGAAACGCAGCTGTCACTTGAATCTCCTAAAGAACACCTTCTCTGAGAAGTCAGAGGGGGCTTTCTTAGGTTTTGCTTTCTGGGCAGCGAGAAGCGCAAGACCCGAACTAATCGTCAAGTCAAACTTAGTTCTGTTGTCGATCTTGTACCCTATCCAATCCTCCAGAGTTTTGTTGAAGTACATCTTTCCATACTCGCCTGTACCTCTATTAATCCCCACGTGGTCGTGGACGTATGCCTCGATAGCATGAGCGTGAGACTGGATGATGTCTTGAGAGTTTGATGGGATACCCTTGGTCTTAACCTTGGCACTACCTCCAGAGCCCAAGTGTACTGGTCTATCCATTAGATAGCCATCGTAACCTCTTGATTCAAAGTACCTTGCGATACCGTACTTGTTGTTCTCGATTAAGATAGGGTACCCGTAAAATACGGCTGCCTTGAGAACGTCTTCGTAAAAGATCTTAGCTAGAGGCGGACGAGATGCATACTCGACAACAAACATGTTAGCTGGATGCTCCATGTGAAACTTGTTGTACAAGTGTAGCGCTCCCTTAGACCCACGTCCGTCGACGGTGGCATCAAGGTCATAGGAGTCAACCCCGCCCACCCCTAGCTCTGCATTCGGTGGTACACGTTTACCGTTACTTTCTAGCTTAAGGTTTCTTATCTCAGACGGTGGCATCCATGCCACACGGAATCTTCCGTTAGGGTCTGGGTCAAATAAAACCTCGGTGTCCTGCTCGCCGTTCTTCCAAACGAAGTTACCTCTAACGACGGGGTTAGGGAACAGCTCATCGTTGTACTGTATCTGTTCGTAGATCTGACCGATGTTGAACAGGCTGCCATCAATACTGTCTCTAAAGGCTTCGTCCGTGCTGAACGGAAACTGCCTGGTTACCTCGTTTAGTTCTGAAGGATCTGCCTTGAGGCCGTCCCTTTCGTTTTTAAGGTACGTCTTAGCGCCAATAGTAACGACGTCACCGTCAAGCCCAACCACAGGGCTATCAGGGTCAGAAACGATTGGTCTTCCATGAGCGTCAAAAAATCCTTCAAGTGATTCATAGGCTGGTATGAATAGTCGGTAGAGACCCGACCTGGTTCTTCCGTTTGCGTTTCTTTCGTTAGGGTCAGAGTCTATCCAAAGATCCTTGTACTCCTTACCACCCTTGTCCATAGGATTCACAGTAGAACCCACCATAGCCTTTCCCACAATCTTGCGACCCACGATAAGACACGTGCGCTGAATCCTCCAAGCGTCACGAATGTCCGTAGGCTTCTCCCACTTACCAGCCTCGTCCAAGTACAACAGGTGAAGCTTCTCACCGTCGTATGCGTTGTTGGTTGTGTTCTTCCAGTTGATTACCGTATTAAGAGCCTCGCCCGTCTGCGTAGTCTTATTGTTCTTCGTGATTCTCTTAGAGGGCTCGCGAAAAGCCAGCTCCATGCGTGGATTGGTGGTACCATCTTGAATGGGTTTAAAGAAGAAGGGGTAGTGACGAAACATTTGCACCACCTTCTTCATGAAGATATTTTCTTGCGCGTCCTTACCAGTCTTGGACTGGATTCCTAGGAGCTTGTCTTTAACTTGTGTGGCTTCGTCAAGAAGCACAGACGAGCAGATATTCGTGTACCCGCTTCGTCTGCACTTAGTATAGAGCTGTCCGATGCATCTCGGATCTGCCTCACACGCAGCTAAATGTAAGAAAATTTCTCTTTGG